CAAACTGCTTTATTAGAAGCTGATGTGTTATAAATCAGCGCTCCTCGAGCAGTAAGTGTAACATTGGTAAATGATAAATCAGCAAAGTCTACTGCAGCCACTGCAGATGACATAATTACACCATTGTTCACAAGTAGTTTTCCGCCAGAAGAATATCCAGCCGGAGAAGTAACTTGCCCACCTGTGGTAAATGATGTTGTTGAAGCACCTAAAACTGCGTTTGTAGTATACAGTGCAAGTTTAAATTTTTGTCCAGTTGGTGCGGTGTTAAAATTATGCGTTGCTTGTAATATTTCTTTTTTAAAAGAATTTGCTATCGCATTAGTCGTAATTGCCATTGTAAGCTCCTTATAAAGTTGTATTAGGTGGCGGCGAATTAATTTGAATTCTTGGCACACCGTCGTCATACTCACCTCTGCGTCTTCTACCCATTTGTATTAACGCAAAAGCTTGTAATTCTTCATCATACTTTGTTTTATTTAAATTGTACAGATCCATTGGACCTTTAAGGTAAGAAAAAGCCTCTGCTAAAACTCCATACAATAAAAGATTTTGTTCATACGTTGATAAATAAGTATTATTTGACGATGTGAAACTTGGTGCTTCTCGAATAATTTCAACTTCAATTGGATATGCAAGGTTTGGAGTAGGCGCTACCATTATTGTAAAATCATCATAGTTTGCCCAGTATTGTGGTAGTCCTGTTGCACCTGTATTATTAAATTCTCTTATAAAAGATTGATCTCTTTTTTCTGCATATACAACAGTTCCAGATGATAAAGAACCTCCTACTGTTGTGGCTACAAAAACTCCCCTTACAACTTTTGTATCAGCAGGCATAACTGAAAATTTATTATTTGCGGTTAAAGTTGCTTGAAAATATTTTCGTAAATCATCGTAATCAACTTTGTTAGCAACGTCTAATTCTACGTTTCTTAAAAATTGATTAATAAGTGTGTCTGATAAAACTGTAGAATCTACTTCTGTGTAACTTCTAATTTGTGTTAAAAAAGCAGCATGAGAAATACCCATTAAGATATCACAATCCTTACTTGACCAGTGAAAATACCGAATTGTCTTGCTGAGTTTTGTGCTGATGGATCATCAGGCACCATACCCCTTGAATTATAAGCAAATTCACCTGGTAAATTTAAATTAGCAGTTGCCTCACCATTACCACCAGAGATTAATGTAAAATCCTGTGGTCTTGTATTTTGTAAAGCAATATCATCAGATTTATGATGTCTTGGATCTAATTGAGGATGTTTGGGTTCATATTCAGATATATGAACTAAAGCATTAGTCCACTCTTTTACCATTTCAGTATAAGGAAATGCTTGTCCTGATCTGTCTGATATAGCCTGCGAATATTTACCTCTAGAAAAACCCATTATGAATAATTTGGATAGTATGTTTGTGGTGTTATATAGGTCGACGTTCGTTGACCATCTTCTTGAAGAGCTCGCATTAAGTCATCTTCGTAATATAATCGTAAAGCATCAGTGGTTTTGGGATTAACTTTCATAGAAAGATAATAAGCTAATCCAGAACACATGCACGGTAAAAATCTAAAAGGAACGTCTGGATTATTTGTATAAGCCCCTGCATCTTGAATTCGTTGCATATAATAATATTTAACATGGGTGAAAGTTACTTTGTCTGGAGTTAAATATAAATTTAATAATGGTGTTATTTGTCTATCAATAAAATATTGAGACGGTTGACCTCTCTGACCTTTGTTTGGAAGTCCTGCGTACGCTGATCTATCAATTTTATCTAAGCTAACATCGTTGGTGCTAGTTGTTGTTCCAGATGATGTGGAGATATAAGCTTCTAAAACATCGCTACAATCTGATGGTGTTGCATACTCGCTAGTTCCAGCTGTAAGTTCTTGAACTTTTAATTCAACTTTCCAAAGATGCACTCCCCTGTTGCCCCATTCGGACATCAATAAATTTAAAGATCTTCTAGCACTTTTCAATGAATAACCAGAAGTTGTTGAAGAACCACATCGTTCATATGCTTCATCAATAATTTCAGCTATATCTAAATTAAATGTTGTAGTGCCTGATGTAGTCATTATTCAAAATCTTTTAATCTTAAATTGTTAAGCATTTCTTTATTACCTTTTTCATAAGCTTCCGTTGCTTTCCTAAATTTTTCTGGTCGAGCAGCTTTTTCAGCTCCTGCTTGAATACTTTTTTTTGAAGGTGTTAACATCTCAACTCCTCTCCTAGCTCCTAGACCAAGTAACCTAGCAAACATACCAACAGCTGCCTTTCTTACCATCATATTATTTCCATTACGCATGGATAACATTTTGGAAAATTTACTCATTAAAATATTCCTCTAAACGGAACTTTTTTAATTTGAATAGGTTTTTGACCTCTAGCCATTCCGCCTCTTCTAAGCATTCGTGGATCTCCATACATTCCACCACCCATCATAGCTTCTGGTTCTTCGCCCATTGCGTCTTTTTTTTGCATTCTTACATTTTTACTTTTTCTAAGCATTGCAAAATCTTCACCAGATATTTTACCATCTTTATTTGCATCTAGTCTTTTTTGTTTTCCTTTTAACATTTTTCCCTCACTTGCTTTTATAGTTTTAACATTTGTTGGTTTAGGTCCAACATTACCTGCAGCTCTTTTCCTGGCAACTGCTGATCTCCTTTGGCTCTCTGTCATACTAGCAGCTTTGGCTGCTGGTACGCATTTTGGGTATGGCCTGCCGGAACCATCAGCTTTAGCCCTGCCACATTTTTCATATCCTCCCCCTTTTTTAGGAGCACCTATGTCAACCCAATTCTCTCTAAACCATTTTTTTAAACCACTCATTTAATAAGCTCGTTTACATAATCTTGGTAATTACCTTCAATAAAACCACCTTTTGTATGACCAATGTTTTTTTTAATAACACCACCTTTTTTTCTTCCTCCAAGTGGAATTGTATAATTCATCATGGCACTATAACCTTTTCCAGATGGAACAGGATAATTTTCATTACTTGATTTAGATGAAGTTTTACTTAATTCACCTCTAACGGACAAATCTCCTGGTCCTAATCTTTTTGTATTATCATATGAAAGAGATTTTCTTTTTTGATCAATTTCAAAACCTGGGTTAAGAATTTTAGTTTTTGTGTAATCAATGTTTCCAGAAAATTTACCTACTGGTGTTCCAAAACTTAAACCAAAACCTTGTCTACTTATATTTTGTTGATCAGTTATTTCTTCAGATTTTCTAACCTCAGGAGTAACAGTATATTTTGGTTGTGGCCCAAGTTGTTCTGGGCTTGATTGTGTAATAGCTCCACTATTGTATTTTTTAACCTTTACCATGTCGCCCTGAGCCATTGGTTTTGGTCCTCTAAAATCTTTTCTTTTTACACCCGATGGGTCTTTAATTTTACCTGCGCATATTTTTGAAGCGTAAGCGTTTGCATAAGCTGAAGGATAAACCTTAAACTTTCTTTTAGCGGCCGCTTTGCCTCTAGGACATAGTTTAGTCATAGGCTCCTGATGATTATAATCAGGATTATATTAACATTTAGAGATGTTTTAGTCTATAACCTAGTGTTTTTCTTTTTAGATTTGTGTTTTTTATAAGCTAACATTGCTCTCGAAGGCTTAGCCCCTCGTAATTTACCCTCTATTTGTTGGGTCATTCCAGTTCTAGCTATTGGCATAATTCTGTATAAATAACTTTACCATTAATTTTTTGTGCTTGCAAATATTCCTTTCTATTCATTCTTTCTAGTGTGTAACTACAATGAATCCATCCAGAGTTAGGGTCATCAGGACTCCAAAATTCTAATATACACTGATCGTATTCAAGATTTTTCACGATCCAATCACTTACATCTTTGTTATGTACACCAAAGATTTCAAAATCTGCTGCTTCACCCTTGATATGTTGACTTTTAGAACTTGAACCAATCTTTTCACAAAGCTCTGCAGATCTGTATCCAGATGACACAGAAACCGGCATCTTAAAAAAATTTCTAACAGGTTGTAATATACTTATACACAAAACTCTTAATGACTCTATTTGTTGGACGTTTGGATTATTATTAATTCCAAATCTTACAGCATCTTGAGATTTTATTAATTCATCCAATGTAAAATTTTCACTTAATCTCATAAATTTCTAAATAGGTTTTCATTAGTAGATTTGGATAGTTAGGATTAGTAGCATATTTTTCTAATTTTACAAAATATCTTGTTGTATTTTGAATGTTATTATTTTGTTGGTAAAGTCTTTCATTTCTAAAATCTTGATAATGATGATTAAAATTTAATAAATTTATATAGTATTTAACTGAATCACATTTACTGTTAAAAGTTGCAACTCTCCAATTTACCGTATGAGAAACTTTACCTGGCAATATACCATTTTCTAAATTTGCAAATTGTCGTATACCAAATAAATTATTACCCTCGATTGCAAACCTAGATTTACCAAAATTAGATTCTAATGAGGCTTTTGTTATTATTAATCTTCTATTTATTCTTTGATCTACAGGAATTTTTTTTTCTAAATAATCTACGCATTTGTTGAGATTTGTTATGAATTCATCTTTCGTATTAGCCACAAAGGCGGGCTCAGTTCTATTACTTAAAAATCCTATTATCGTTAAAAATATTATAGTTCCAAAAAATATGAAAACCATGTTCCTAAATTTTAACATTTCTTCAGTCATTTGAGCATTTACAGTGTCGTTGCAAACAACACTCTCCATTCCAGAGTTTATAGATACATTCACTTGGTAATATCTTTCTTATCAGTTTGATAAAACATTTTATTTGTGTCATCGGTCACCCATCCCTTGTTTTCGACATTCCATTCTGAATGCTGGACCATATAATCAGGCCAATGTGACGAAGTAGTAAAACTAGATATATTCCACAAAATACGATTATTAGGCTGAATAGCATAATTCCCGTTATCAAGAGCCAAAACGTGTCCACACTTATGTTCTGAAGGTATTTCAGAATGTTCCGTATCCAAGATATTAGGCTCTGGGTGAGCCCAGTCAATCGTGAATAAATAATCACCGTGATGAAATTTTTTGTCATGTCCTAAGTATTTACCTTTTTGTCCGATTAAAAAATCAAGAGTAATAATACTAGGATAATAACTAAATGAATTCCATAACTGAAGATGTTCGAGGCTTTGATCTCGAACTTGTCCATCACCCTCACCACGGCTAAATGATCTTTGAAAAAAAGCAGAGATAGGGAGTCTCCAATATATCGCACCATTTGTAAGTAAACAATGAAACAATGGCGCCCTGCCTGGAATGCTCGCAAGACCAATGACCACGCACTCTTCAGCTTCTCCTTTATGTTTTGTAAGGTCATATAAATATTCCCTCCTTATATTACAATAAATTGGTGGAATGTTAGCGTTTAAATATGCCATTTAACATTTCCATCTTCTCCTTGCTGCACAAATCCTCTTCTCTGGTGTTTTTGAACAATCTACATTATGCATTCTCATCTGTCCAGCTGATCTTGCACAATATGATTTTCTACGTGCTGATCTCTTAGGTCCTGGATTATCTTCAGTTACCGCTGTAGATAATTTAGATCCAGGATTCATTCGTCTATAAGCTGCAACGCCTGCTTGTGTCATACCTGCGCCAGCTTTAGTCGATCTAAAATACTTTTTATTTTTTGGAGGCATGCCTCCTTTTTTAAATCCTAAAAGTTCAGCAACGTAATCTTGCATTACTCACCTATACCAGGTGCATTAAATTTATCCGTAAACAATGTATATGCAGTAATGTTATTTTTTTGTTTACAAAAAATACCACTTGGAAATGGAATGCCATCCTCTGGTAAATTTAATGTAAACACATCACCACTTGGAACATCCACAATAAGTAAAGTTGTTCCTGTATTTGAAGTTGTTGACAATTCTAGCAGACCCGCTCCACCTCCATCTGAAGCTACAGAAATACCTCTAAGTCTTACAGCTGGTGCAACTATTGCAGTTGGTCCGGCAACAGCAGTTGATCTTGTAGCTTGTATATCACTTTTATAACCCATTTTATCTCCTTGAGTTAAGGAGCCCTTTCGAGCTCCTTAAATTAATTTATTACTACGCCAAATTATTATTTTGAACGTAAGATACAACTATTCTTGCAGCACCTGCAGAAGCAGCTGTTCCTGTTGGAATATATTTAGCAG